TTTCTGCACCGGATGAAGCCCATGCTCATGATGATTTTGTTGATTCATTGGCTATTGCGGTGTCTATGACTAAAGAATTAGTCATGCCAACTGTTGAAGCAAGCGCAAATCCATTTTTTTAATTTTATGCGTTTACTCTGACATTTAGGCAAATTCGTAGGAAACTCGTAAGTGAGGATCCTCAATCCCTTTAGGAGAAAAATAACTATGGCAGCTAACATTGCTCCGGTCCCTCAGTTCCCTGAGAAGACCCCGGTATCATACGAGCGTAAGTTCAGTGATGCACAACCTGGACTTCGTGGTCCACTTCGTTTTGAAGAAGGTATTGCAACAGATACTGACGTTCCAAATGAGTTCCAAAATGGCGCATCCCAGGGGTACATTACACCTCCGGGTCGTCCTAACCACAATCAGAACGTATTCGAGAAGTACCCAGAAGAGACCATGGCAGAGCGTGCACACGTTGGCTCAGCTGCTTGGGTTGAATCACCTAACTTCTTGGGTAACTTCTCTGAAGGCGCTTTCGGCAATGCTGCTGAACTTCGCTTTGAAGAAGACATTCGTTCCGGTGGCCACTACACACGCATTAACCCTGCAACTGTAGTAGACTAGTCACCTGTAGCGGCTCCCCAGCCTCATACCCCTTCTCTGGGGCTGGGTAGTCGTTGCGTAAGGAGTTTGATCATGGTACCAGCGAATCCTCAACTATATGATTCAATCTCAATGCGCCAAAGAGCAATCCACCATGCTAGTGCTCATATGAATTATGCTGCGGCTGGCGGCATAAAAAGTGAGTATGCTAGGTTAGGTGGGACGTACGTCGATTCTAAAAAAGACGTAGATCCAAGATTTAGAGATTTTAAAAAAGAAGAAGAAGACAAGAAAAAGCGCAAAGAAAAAGAGCGCAAAGCAAAAGGGCTTGTGTAGGGCAATTATGGACTTTAATATGGAAGGACGTGAGGTATGAGTATTGATTTCTCACCACCGTCCTATAGGGCGGCCTCATCCGACCTTACTATCTCCATCTCCCCATTGGGACTTGTCGAGCTGGCGGATGAGGAGTTTGAAGTACACGGTCCAAGACTGAACCGGTACTCCCTAAACTGGGCCATGTATCTTGGCCACCACTGGAGTTACCGCCGTGAAATCGGTGAAACTCAGATGGTATACAACTACTTCCGTGCATTTACGGATTATGTAGTTAACTTTACTTTTAGCCGCGGCGTACAGTTCCGTAGCCCTAAGCAGACTGAGGCTATTGTCCCTGACCTACTCAAAAGAGTTTGGGAAGTAGATAACAATAAGCACGGCGTACTTTGGGAAATGGGCCAGCAGGGCGGCGTTTCCGGTGACTGTTTTGTAAAGGTTGCTTATGAAGAGGCTTGGCAAGACAGCACCGGCAAGTTTCATCCGGGCCGTGTAAGAATCCTGCCACTGAACTCATCATTTGCTTTCCCTGAGTTCCACCCACATGATCGTAACCGTCTTATTCGATTTAAGCTAAAATACCGTTTCTGGGGCACATCTGTAGAAGGTACACGTCAGGTATACACCTACACTGAAATCCTTACAGATGACATGATTGAGGAGTATATTAACGATGAACTTATTGACTCGCGTCCGAATCCGCTTGGCCTTATTCCTGTGGTCCATATCCCAAATGTTTTAATTTCGGGATCACCGTGGGGTCTATCTGACTGCCACGACATTATTGTTCTTAACCGTAACTATAATGAAGTAGCAACTGATGTTGCAGACATTATTAACTACCACGCTGCTCCTGTTACCGTTATTACTGGTGCTAAAGCTTCTAACCTAGAGAAAGGCCCTAAGAAAGTATGGGGCGGTCTTCCTAAAGACGCTCAGGTATTTAACCTTGATGGTGGTGGCTCAGGTCTCCAAGGAGCTATTGAGTACTTAAAGATTGTTAAGATCTCAATGCATGAAATGGTTGGTGTTCCTGAAAGTGCACTAGGCCAGGTCCAGGCTGTATCTAACACCTCTGGTGTTGCGCTATCTATTCAGTACCAGCCGTTGATGAACCGCTACAACCAGAAGATTGTTCAGTACGGTAAGGGCCTAGAGCAAATCAATAGCCTTGTCATTCGCACTCTTGCGTTTAAAGAACCAGAGATGTTGGAATGGAATCCAGACTTTAACGGACCAATTAAGCCTGGTCAGTACCCAATCTTGGATCCTAACGATCCGCTAACCTACCAAACTTTTGCTCACTTCCCTCAACCTCTTCCACTAGACAAGCTAATTGTTCTTAGCGAAATCCAACAGATGATGGCTATGAACTTAGAAAGCCGTGAAGGTGCTCTACGACGCCTTGGCGAAGAGTTCCCGAATGAGAAGCTTGAAGAAATTCGCACAGAGCTTATGGACGATGCAAAGTCCGACGGTGCGCTTAATATGCTTAAGAGTCAAATCAATGCTGCAATTGTTGCACTAACAGGTATCTTACCTGATGGTAGTGGTGAACAGCAGATGGGACCAGACGGACAACCTATGGCCCCACAAATGACACCAGCCGCTGCAATGTTTGAACAACAGAGCATGGCGCAATTACAAAATGATTTGGTGACTAAGGCGTATGGTACAAAAATCCCTCAGCGTAGGGGACCCGACGCAGACGAATAACACATAAAATAAGTTTAGCGTGACATGAGATTAATCTTATGTTGAGCTATATACATAATAAATCCGCAGGTCTATCGTGCTACTAATTTGGAAAACGACCTAACTACTCAAAGGAATAATAACTATGGCTACACCAGATGTAGAAGTAACTCAACAGTTTGTTGATGCTACACAAGAATTTGTTCTCCAGCCTGAGGTGTCGGAATCTCTGACACAGGTGAAGACATACTCGGAAGAGGATCTTCATAAGGTGCGAGAGCAAGAAAAATCAAAACTATATCCACAAATCGAATCTCTTAAAGAAGAGCTAAACTCTTTGAAGCAAGATCGTGAGTCTCGTCTTGAAGAAGAGGCACGCTTGCGGGCAGAAGCTGAAGCTGAGGCTAAGCGTCGTGCTGAAGAAGAGATGGATGTTCGTGAACTTCTTACTGCTAAAGAGCAAGAATGGGCAGAACGTCTAGAGACTGAACGTCAGGAACGTGAAACAGCTTTTGCGCTACTAGATCGTGAACGTCAGTTCAATGAGATTCAAAACTACCGGAGTGCACGTCTTGAAGAAGAGCGTGACAATATCATTCCGGAACTGCTTGATTTGATTTCTGGCAATACCGCAGAAGAAATTGAAGAAAGTATCGCAGGACTTAAGGGTCGCTCATCGCGTATCCTTGAATCGGCGCAGCAGGCGATGTCGTCAGCTCGTCGTGAAATGACGGGGAGTCGGGTAACCTCTCCTCCGTCCGGACCCCTGGACACCAATTCGGAGCAACAAACGTTCACGGCAGAGCAAATTGCCGCCATGTCAGTGAGTGAGTACGCCAAATACCGTGGGAAGCTTCTTGGTCAAGCGGCTTCTGATCGCGGCAAGGGTCTATTCGGCTAGAAATAGCAATCATCCATCTATTATTCTCTTAAGGAGTAAACCACATGGCAGCGTCCATTACAGGAACTGGCAATCTCGCCGGTTCACCAACCGCGTACTCTGGTGCTAACAGCCAGCTTACGCAGTCTATCCAGACAATCTGGTCAAAGGAAATCCTTTTCCAGTCAATGCCGATCTTGCGCTTCGAACAGTTCGCTGTTAAGAAGACCGAACTTGGTGTTGCACCTGGTCTCCAGATCAACTTCATGCGTTACAACAACCTTGGCAGTGCAGCAGCACTTGTTGAAGGTGTTCGCATGTCAACCGCAGCTTTGACAGCACAGCAGTTCTCAATCACTGTTGCTGAGCATGGCTACGCAATCGCAGTTTCAGAACTTCTTCTGAACGCTTCTTTCGATGACGTTATGGCTTCTGCTTCACGTCTTCTTGGTCGCAACATGGCTCTGTACCTTGATGGTCAGGCTCGTGACACCCTTATGGCAGCTTCTTCCGTAATCTACGGTGAAGATCGTTCAGCAATCTCCGGTGTTAACAACTGGTACGCTGACGGTACAACTGCTACATCACGTGCAGGTCTTACCGGTGCTAGCTACCTTTCGACACACACCATCAAGGATGCTGTCGAAACACTTGCAACCAAGAACATCCCGAGACTAGGCGAAACTTACGTTGCGTTTGTTCATCCTCACCAGAGCCGTCGTCTCCGCGACAATCCTGAATTCATCGAAGTAACGAAGTACGCTGCTCCAGGTAACTTCATGCTTGGTGAAATTGGTCGTCTATACGACACGGTCTTCATTGAGACCACCCAGGTTAGCAAAGTACCTAACGGTGCTGGCGCTGGCTACACTGCTGATTCAGCTGTAAACAACGTTGTATACCCAACTGGTGGTGGCTACACTACTCCAGTAACCAAGCAGGGTAACGGCTCTGCAGATCGCTACTCAGCAATCTTCATTGGTGACAACGCTTTCGGTCACGCTATCTCATTGCCAGTTGAACTGCGCGATGGTGGTATCCTTGACTTCGGTCGTGAGCATGCACTTGCATGGTACTCAATCTACGGCTTGGGTCTAATCACCGATCAGTCTGTAGTTATCGCAGAAACCAACTAATCAAGTCCCCATGAGGGGGGCCTTCGGGCCCCTCTCATATTTCTAAAACAAATATCGAGCTATTCATTAGGAGAATATATCATGGCTGCAAAAGCTAAAGCAGGTGACGTCACCGGACGTCAGCGCGAAGAACTAATTAAAGAACAAGCCGCCGAGCAAGCTCGTCGTGCAGATGAAGTAACTATGGCAACTGTGACAGAAGCAGCACGCCTAGAGACTGAGGTCCTGGACCTCTCAACAAAACCAGATCAACCAACTCTAATTGATGAAGTTGAAGACTTGGGCGTTGACTTAGCGGACAACACAACCATCATTCGTGTCGCAGAAGACATGGATATGGTAACCATCGGATCTGGAAACCACTATAGTTTTAAGGCCGGGCAGAAGTACAAGGTTCCTGCTAACGTGGCAGCACACCTTCAGGAAAAGGGATACCTCTACGAGCGTCTCTAACTCTGGCCTTTAATAAGCTGCTCGCATCCACGACCGCCCTCCCGTGGGTGCGAGCTCTTTTATATAGATAATTATTCGGTTTAAGTAGATAATGTATCTAGTAGATAACAGAGGAATGTAAATGGCAACTACCACAGATTTAGCCAGTCGTTTAAGAAGCGAAATTGGCGATGTAGGCAAAACCTTTGTACAAACTTTAACTGGAGATGGCACAACTAAAAGATTTAATCTTGACTATTACCCAGTATTGGGAAGCAGCCTAACTATCTTAGTAGCAGGCGCTGACGTTTCTTCTACATCTACTGTAGAGGAAGTACCCGGGGTTATTACCCTATCTTCTGCCCCTGCGTTAGGCACAGCCATTACCGTAGCTGGAACTTACTACCGCTACTTTACAGACGCTGAGATCCTTAACTACGTCAATATCGCGTTCCTACAGCATGCTGGCACAGAAACCACGGCCTATGGCTCAAGAGTAGTGCTTTCTAACCTTCCAGCCGTTGAAGAGTACCCTGTAGTGCTTTTAGCTACTACCTTAGCTTTGTTTACGTTGGCAACGGATGCTGCCTATGACATTGATATCCAGGCTCCAGATGGCGTCAGTATCCCTCGTGCTGAGCGTTACCGCCAACTTATGGAGATTATCCAGACCCGTAAAGAGCAGTACCGTGAGTTGTGCAATCTTCTTAACGTTGGTCTACACCGTATTGAGGTTGCAACCCTACGTCGCAACTCTACCCGTACAAACCGCTACGTACCTGTCTACAAGCCGCAAGAACTTGATGATGGCAGCCGTCCACAGCGTCTACACGTACCTATTCCCAACTACATGGATCAGACCCCAGATACTGTGCCTGTTTATGACATCAATCTATACCGTGGGGACTCGTTTGAGGTTGATTTGGACTTCCCATTCAGTTTGGCAGATTACACGTTCTTGGCTCAAATCAGAGCTTTCTCAGGTGCTTTGCTAGTACTAGCTACCTTTAATGTAAATATCACCAGTATTGCAAATGGTACTGCTGCTCTTACCTTAACCTCAGATCAAACCCTAGAGCTTCCTAGCCGTGCTATGTGGGATGTACAAGTTATTAAGCAGTCCACAAAAACTCTCAATACAACGCCTGCTACGGCCGTTAAACCGGGCTACAAGGGCACCGTAGCCAAAGCTGGGTATGTTACTTACACCACGGCTTCAGCGCATGGTTTTGTAACTGGCGAAAAGGTAACAATTGCAAATGTTGCAGTACTTGATAGCAAGGGAGTAAAAACCCTTAGCAATGCTTACAACGGTGAGTTTGTTATTACCGTATTTGATGCTAATAGTTTCTACGTAGCCAATACCTACACAGCTACCCCAGTAGATACTGACGGCTACAACATTACGGATCCAGATACAGGAATTGTTCTATCAACAGTAGGTGCTGCTACAGCAACGTACACTGACCCAGATTACTCAAAGACATACCTAAAGGGCGCAGTCATCGTTCAGGAGCAGATCTCTACTTACAATAGTGAACCTTACGCTCCAGGATGGCAAGGATGACAGACATAATAAATGTCACTCCATCTACTCCTGACACCATTGTTGTTAGCACCCCCGCAAATAATACAACGGTTCTTACTGTAGGAGTAGGTCAGGGAGGCGCCGTAGGGCAAGCCGGTCCTACAGGACCTTCTGGAGCAAGTGGCGTAATAGACGTATCTTTACCTATTACTAACTCCGGTACTTCAACCGCAGCAAATATTGGTATTGACCAAACCGCTTTAAGTATTACTTCAGCACAGATAAGTGACAAAGCATCAACGCTTATTACTGGGATTGTTGGAGGAGGATTTACTAAGCACGGCGACGTAACTATTCAGGGTAATTCTGGAATAGATGTTGTCTCTGATCCTTACACAAGTCAGATTACTGTTCGTGGTCAAGGTGTTAAAGGTAGTGCTAATGGTGTAGCTTCGTTGGATAACGATGCAAAAGTGCCAGCAAATCAACTGCCTGCGATTGCTATCACGGACACTTTTGTTGTCACAGACAAATCTGACTTGACAAGCCTGACTGCTGAAACTGGCGATGTTGGCATTGTTACTAGTGAGTCTAAGTCTTACATCCTAAAAGGTAGCAGCCCTACCGTTTTGGAGAATTGGGAATGGTTGCGGACTCCTGCTGTTGGGGTAACTAGTGTTAGCACCGGTACTGGTTTATCTGGTGGTCCAATCACCAGCACTGGAACAATCAGTATTGATTCAACTGTTGCAACATTATCTGACAGTCAGACTTTAACAAATAAGAGCATAAGTGGTTCTAGTAACACTTTGACAAATATTCCTGCTGGCAACCTGACTGGCACTGTTGCTGTTGGTAATGGTGGTACAGGTCAAACTACAATACCACTTGCAACTATTTGGAACGCACTTACCGCATACGCTGTTGGTGATGTTGTTACTTACCAGACTGGCTACTACGTACGCCGCGTTGCTGGCACAACATCAACTGCGCCAAGTGGCGATACAACAAACTGGGCGGCACGCTCTGCGTCTGGTTCTAATCTTGGTGCTACTGGCTCAACGCCAACAAACTTAGTTGCTTACAATCAGTCTTCGGCTATTACTGCTCTTGGTATGGCTATTGGCACACCGCCACAAACAATTCCGTCTACTGGACTAACTGTAAGCAACGGTTCAGTTTCTGTTAGCGGCTCGGGAAGCGTAACAGTATCTGGCTCGGGAAGCGTATCTGTATCAGGCATTGGTGAAGTAAATACCGTTGGGTCTAGTGGTGCAATTCGTACAGGCGTTGGCGGAATTGTTATGCCAAGCGGCACTCTAAATGTCACTGGCTCTGGGAACATTACGCAAAGTGGTAGTGGGCAAGTTTTAATTAATTCATCATCAACAACAAATGTTCCTTTAGTTATTGCACCTACAGGGAATGTAACTTTGCCAATAACATTTTTAAGTTCAACAACACCCAACACAACTTTTACTTATTCGGGTTCTACAACAGGTTTAGTTGTAGGACAAACTGTTACCATAAGCGGTTTTCCTTCAAATAATGGCTCTTATTCGCTGGTAAGTTTTGGTAGCGGATACTTAACTTTATTAACAGGTAGTGGACCTTCTTCTGGTAGCGGAACTTTATCTTCAGTATCAACAACCGCGAATCTAACAGAATGGCGTACTGGTAGTCCAACAAATACGGTTAGGGCTTCTGTAGGTTATGACGGAACAATAACAACACTTGGCAATTTATTAGGCAATACCATAGTTGCCAGTGGTGCCATTAGTTCAGCAACAAACATTACTGCTTCAGGTTATGTTGCTGGTTCCCAGTTCAATGGATCTGGTGCGGGGTTAACTAATTACACAGTACCTACACAGGCTTTAGCAAGTACAACAGGTGGAGGGTCAAATGTTGTAACAGATGTTAGCCCATCAATTACTTATGGTTCAACAACAGTTACTGGTATTACTGGAACAGGTACAAACTTTGTAACAAGTATTAGCCCAACTATTTCTACATCTATTGTTACTGGTACATCATTTACTTTTGCTGCTGCAGCAAGTACTTTAACTATTGGATCATTAGCAGCAAACGCAGCTATGACACATAGTTATTCAAGCGGAACTGTTGGAACTACATTTACTAAAACTGTAAATATCTCTACTGGTACAATTTCTGGAACAACAGCAAATCAAACAATAAATATTGGAACCGGTGCAAACTCTGCAACTTCAGGTTCAACTAATATAAATATTGGAACAGGCGCAATGTCTGGAGGTGCTTTAGGAACTGTAACTATAGGCAGCACTTCTGCTAACTCAAAAGTGGTTATTGTAAATCCTCTTAATGCTCCTGATGTTCAGTCTGGAACAACATACACGGTTCCTGTAAATAACCCGACTCCTAACGTGGTTTTAACATCAGCAACTCAGGTAACCTTGACTTTACCGACATCCGTAGCAGGTAAGGAAATTCGTGTTTTGTGTCAAGGTGCTGGCGGTGTTATATCTGCGTCTTCAAATGTGTATCCTAAAACTTCCCGAACACTTGGTAACGCAATTCTTGCGGCTGCAGGATCAGCTATACTTGTAGGTGACGGAACAAACTGGCAAATAATGGTATAAGGAATAAAAAATGGATAAAAACCCAAATTGTCGATCAGGCTGCAAAACCCAGGATCATGAGTCCTATGGGGATTGCCTAAAAGACGCATCTATTAGCATAGATAGAACTAGCCTTCAGGTTAAAGGCTGAAAATTAGGCCCAAATCGGGTACCGTTTATTTAGACTCTTAAGGAAAGGCCCTATTCATGGCTACAAGTTATAAAGTATTGGGACAGAATAAAGTAACTACTGCCGCAACTCCTGTGGTTTTGTACTACGCAAACCCTAGTTCTAGCGCTATCCAGACAATTGTGTCTACTATTACTATTTGTAATACAAACTCTGTACAAACCACTTACAGAATTGCAGTTGTACCTTCTGCTACATCTTCAACTTCAACTACAGTACCTACATTGGCTACTGAAAACTACATCGTTTATGATGCAATTGTGGCGGCTAGAGAAACTGTCTCATACACTATTGGCCTTACCCTTGACACCTATGACAAAATTATTGTAAATTCTGGAAATACAGGTGTAGCATTTAGTGCGTTTGGTTCGGAGACTCAGTAATGGCTATAAAATCTAATGGCGACAGTAGTACGGGCCCTAAGATTCTTACTGGTAGCTTAACTTTTAATACCCCTGCAAACTGGTCTGCAAACAGTATTAACTATGAAATAGGAGATGCTTACGGCCCTTATAACTGGGTGGACGTAGCTTTTGAAGCAGTTGGTGTTCAATCAAATGGTTTTAAAAGTACACCCATAATTACTGCAACTGTTAGAGGTGTATACGGCTTGACACTTATACCAAAAATTGCAACATCTTCAGCGTACGCATCAAACCAAGGTTTTAAGATTGCTTTATATAACACATCTAGCTCTATCTATACTTTAGGGGGAAGTATAGTTGTTAACTGGATTGCTATAGAAAATACCAATAAGGGTGGCTAATGAAAGCTAGTCAGCCTGGCGGCAGATTTAATATCCCTTTTGAGCGTAGATCAATACTCTCTGGGATTACTCAAGATCTTCGCATGCCTGTGGGTCAGGTTGTAAACTGGTGGAGATGGGATGCTAACGCCACCGGAGTAGATGATGTCTACGATGTTGGATCTCTAGGTACTGGGCGTGTATGGAAGACTGGATTTGATGTTCCAGCCGTAAATGCTGTTGTCTACCAGGGCGTAACCCTGCAAGATGAGCGCGGTTTCTACAACACTGACGTTCTTAGAGTTACCCTAAATATGGAAGATGTAGAGCGTTTGTTTCCTACGATGCCTACGTCCCCAGACGACTTCCTAAGGGACCGTATTATCTACCGTAATGAAGTATTTAGGCCTACACATTTCTATCCACGTGGTTTAATTAAGGGTAAGTACACCTTGTTTACGTTGGACGCTTCTCAGGTTAACCCAGAAGAAATGGTCAACGACGATCAATTTACTGCATATTCTAACTAGGAGATAATATGACCGCCAAGAAACACCCCGGATTTAAAGCAGTTCAAAAGAAAATTGCCAAAAAAGAAGGCATTTCAGAAAAAGCTGCCGGAGCTATCCTTGCCAGCTCTTCTCGCAAAGCAAGTGCTTCAGCTAAGAAGAAAAACCCAAATCTAAAGAAAGTTAAAGGTAAGAAATAATGGCACTTGACCATATCGCCGTACAACCTGCATCAGGTAAAAGCGTACTATTTACAGTGCCTAAAGGCACGCCAGCTTGTCACGTAACTATTCAAAACAGAAGCGCGACAATTGATATTTCTATAGGTGATGACACATTAGGTGCAGTAACTGGTGCTAATGCAGGCATTAAGGTTGCTGCTGGCGCTACTTTTCAAACGTTTTTAAATAGTGGAGATGTGCTTTACGCATACTCAGGATCTGCATTTAGTACTGAATATGTAGTAGTTTTGTACTCTTATGTACCTACTTGGAATGGCTAAAACTAGGCATGAAGCCTAAAAGCTCTCAAATTCGCATAGATGGTCAGACCCACAGAGTATATAAAAAGGGTTCTGACGTCTATGTTGACCATGTTGAAAAGCATGGTGGAGATTGGGACATAATAAACTTGACTGATAAATCAGGAGCAAAGACGATTTCACAGGGCGTGAAAGCGGTAAAAGAATGGCATGAGGAGCATTAAATGTGCGCAACATGTGGCTGTATGAAGCCAAAAGATAAGCATGGTCAAAAAACATTAGCAGCAGCTAACAAGAAGTTTGCTAAAAAAACCACCACTAAGTGTTCAAAATGTGGTAAAGCAAACTGCACTTGCAAGGCTAAAAAAGCACCTGCTAAAAAGAAGTAAGTTAAGCAAGATTATTTAATAATTTGGCGGTACATTCATAGTGACGCCGGATTTATCCGGAACCTGCTGAAAGTACTGCCCCTCAAGAAGAGGATTTTGCGATGTTAAATCTAGCCGAGCGCTTAGCTCGTATGGAAAGTGACGCTGACCGACGAGAGTTTCTCAAAGGTCTTAAAGGCACTGACCATATAAATCTTTTGTCTTTAGCGGCAGGATGGGTCGGTACGACTCTGCTGTTAAAGGCGATCAAAAAGTGACTGACATCCAAAAATTAGCAGGCAGCTTTAAAGCCACAGGTAAATGGTCAGAAAGATTATTGACCGCAAAACTTCGCCGCCATGCATATGACAGTGGTTGGCCAGCTGCACTAGGCCGTGTCCTAGAAGTAAAGCATGATGATAATGGCGATTTCAGTATCCAGTACCCTGCTCACCTAGAAAGCCAAATACTTGGCGTTGAGTTTGGGGATCAAGATACTCCTCCTAATCCAGTGATGCTACGTGTAGCAAACCGCGCTGATGGCGTATTTGATGATCATTTGTCTCGTATTTCTACGGCTTTGAATGAGGTGAAATACATCTAATGACATTTATACTTAATGAGGATAAAGCTTTAAAAGAACTCTTAAAAAGCAGAGTTACTGTTACAGACTCTAAAAACAATGCCCGTTCAGTAGGCGTATGGTTTGGTCATCCGGATGTGGAAATTCGTGATCAGTCCTACCCATACATGACTATAGAGCTGGCTGATATTTCTCATGCCCGTGAACGTCAGCATAGTGGTATGACAGAGCTAAATTACATTCCTGAAACAACCGATGTCAATGGCAATATACTTACAGAAAATGCAAAAAGATGGACTGAGAGTCCTACTCCAGTAAATCTAGACTATCAAGTTGCTTCATACTGCCGTCAACCACTGCATGATCGTCAGATACTTGCAAGAGTGCTGACGGACCTATTGCCGTTTAGATTCGGCATGTTAGAGATTCCAGAAGACAATACTGCACGCAGAATTGAACTTCTTGGATACGCCAAAAGAGATACCACTGAGCAAGGGAAAAGGCTGTTTGTTAAC